CGATTCATCTCATTTGAATGTATCACTGTGTCTAGATGATAAGACATAGCACGATTCACCATGAAGGGAGGGTAGTGACGCATATAACCCTCGTCACCTGTGTAGTTAACTGTCTTTAGATTGATAGAGTTAACATAGTCGAAGGGATTATATTGCTCAGACAAAGAGGACCTCCAAAGGTGATGTGGTTTTGTTTTCAAAGTTGGTGATCAGCAACTCTTGCTGGGTCCTATTCTTGGATCCTCGGTGCTGCATACCATAAGTGAGTTGGAAATTCTCTTGGTGATACTCTTCAAACCACTGAGAGATTTCATCATCAATATTATACGTCACCATCCAGTTATGTGTGCAAGCATCACATGCTTCAGCGAATGCTTTGTGATCAAATCCCTTGTGCAACTCAGCGTTAGTGCCATAAAGATAACTCTTGATCTTGTAGGGAGGATCTAGGAAGATAAACACATCCTCACCAGGAGGAGTGAGCACCTCAGTATAGTCCTTACATGTGATAGTCCAATTCTTAATGACAGCAGACACCTGCTTCAGGTTTTGTGCTCCCCTGACAGTAAAGTTTTGGATCGATGCAGTCTTTGAGAAGGCAGAGTTTTCAGTCAGTCCGCTATAACTACACTTATTAAGAATCCAAAAAAGCACAGCTTGACGAAAAGGACTAGCGGTGGATATTTCTTCCTTTGCTCCATTAAAGAGATCTCTAGACTTTGACTCATCAGTTGCAGCATTTTTCTCCTCAATCAGTGCTTCAGAAAGATCATAACCATGGTCCCTAAGTTGGGTCCAGAAGTTATACAGATAAAGATACTTGTCATTTATCCAGACTGGAGTGTCTGGATACTGTTGACTGAAGCGAAGTGCAACAGATCCTCCACCAATAAAAGGCTCACGAAACTCAGAGATGCGATTAGGCATACTCTGCATGAGTTTCTCTGCTGCTCTGGACTTACCTCCAGGATAACGAAGCGGGGTCTTAATGTATCTCATAACACTTTCAGGTTTGCCATAGGATAATCAAAGGGTCCAGGGTTGATATTCCCTGCAGGTAGAGCATTAAAACTAATAGTCCACCTATCATAGTCAAAGAAATGGCGATCAGATTCATGGACCAACCATGAGGGAAACAAGATTAGTTTCCCAGGGTCTGCTGAGATCTTCTCAATAGGACCACCACGAGCATAAAGATTATCAGACATAACCTCCATGCAATCCATGGTCCTGGGATAGACAGGATCGTGAAAGACCGTTGCTACTCCCTTAGTAAGATAAAACACAGCAGAAACAAGAGACATGTTATGACGGTGGCGGGGGTGACCCACGCCAGATCCTGAGGGTGCATGATTTGCCCACATCAAACTGATGTCAAGTCTATCACACTGCAGTGCAAACTCTTGCTTATATTCATTCAAGCATTCATAAAACCATGCAGTTATTTCTGAGAGGGCATCATGCTTGTGAAGATCCCCTTTCGTAGTGTAGACGCCTTCTGGGAAATTAAACTGTGCTTGCTCCACAGAGTCAAGATATGAAATGACTTTCTCAAGATCTCCTTCATATTGAAACTCGGGTACGATTACGGGGAATAGTTGGTTGACTTTCATTGTATATGCATCATAGGTTGATCCCATGCTCCCATATTGATATCACCATGTGGGAAAAAATTCACTGCCACAGTATATCTATCCTCGTTTCTATCATTAGGCACAGACCCATGCACAAGGTAGGAAGGGAAGATTAGAAGCGTCCCAGGGGCAGGAGAGTAGGTTATACGGGTCTCTTCAAGGGGACCACCATCTAGATGCAACTGTGCCCATTCTCGCTGCGCTAAAGGGTCTACAAACATCGTAGGAGCGCTTCCTTGGACGTAGTAGATGCCACTCAGATAGGACATGGGATGCCTGTGTGGGGTGTGGTGGTGCCCTGAGCGAGCATCACTTCTATTTGCCCACATAGATGTGACACGAAGCTCGCTAGCTATCCATCCATTTCGATGGAGCAACTCATTAGCACACTTCTCAAACCATTTTGTAAGGGGTTGCCACTGTGGATATGTCTCTAGGTGAGGAAAACTTGTCCCCACTCCACCATCAGGGTTATATGACCTGAATACAGTGGTCTCCATATCAAGAAGCGCCCGATTTAGGAGAGAAGGATCGCTCCTAAACTCCCAAACTCGGACGGGAAACCACAGTTTCTCTGTGTATTTCATTTGAATTCGCACCTCATCATAATCTCGGTGAGAAATGCAACCGTATTGATCTCAAGGTCAGCAACAAATGCTGCTTTGTATTGATACTCACCAATAATCAATACTGCCTCAGGAATAGATGCTGGTTGCAGATAGTCATACAGTTTATCATAGAGTTGACGGAAGACTACCTTGTAATCATTATCTAAGTTGGCAACAACCCACTTACGCATCTTGGTAAACTCACGATCCTTAAGATATGAGACCAAAGCATCCAGACTTTGTGAGTTACCCTTACCCAGGATGCCCACGTCAATCTGACCAGTGGATGCATATGCTTGTAACTCGTTAAGAGTGCGTCGGAAGTCTGGAAAATACTTACCAACAACTTCAGCAACAATCTTCTTTTCATATTCGACACTCTCACCATCGAGAATGTCACAGACACGGTTGAGAAACTTAGTAGCAAGGACTTGACGCTCCTTACCCTTGACAGACAAATCAACAATAGAGCACCGAGACCTGAGGGGATCGATGATTTTGTTGAGGTAGTTGCAAGTGAAGATGAATCGACAGTTGTTTTGAAACTCTTCGATAACTGCCCGCAAGATGAGTTGGACATCTGGGGTGGTATTGTCTGCCTCATCAATGATAATGACCTTGTGGTTACCACCAACAAGGGATTGAGAAGATGCAAACGACTTGATCTTGGTGCGGACGGTATCGAGGTGACGACCTTCGTCAGATCCATTCACCAAGATATAGTCCAGACCGATCTCTTCACATAATGCTTTGGCAACAGTAGTTTTGCCAATACCAGCAGACCCAGGGAGCAGTAGATTGGGGATTTCTCCTTGCTCTACATACCCCCTGAAGACTGCCTTAGTCACGTCTGAGAGTATGCAATCGTCAACTGTCCTCGGACGAAACTTTTCAACCCAGAGAAACAGTTTTTTAGGCATCAGTCGTTATTAGGCTCCAGTGCAATGAAATAGTTGAGAGAAGATTCCACAAGGGAAACAAAGTTGATCACACCGCTATCGGAAATGCAGATGTGATAAGTGCCGTCAAGGATCTTGAGGTTTTCCATCTTCAAGCAGTAGCAGAAGTTACGCTCATGCAGAGGTTTGGATTGCCAGAATTCTTTCTCCCACATCACTTTGTCGATGGGGACAGAGAAGACGTGACTGCTGTCAGTCTTTTTATCTCGGACACAGACACTGACGTTACCCTCATAAGCATACACACAGAAGTCAGTAACACTGAAGTTGGATGCTGCTTCACGAAGTTGCTTGAGGTGCTGTGCTTTCAACTCAAAGTTGATTACCTTATCTGGAAGGTTAGGATCATACTGAGAGGGAGGACGACCACTGATGATCTCAGGATCGCTCAGCACATAGGTTGCTTTGCCCTTGGTGGTTTGATCGATGATGTGGACCTTGTTGTTGCCAGCAAACACCAGATGAGGTGCATCAAACATCATGCAAGTCTTCACGAAAAGACCCAGGTCATAAATGGGAAGGTCTTCAGGAAACTCTTCCCCACAGGAAGAGAATGCAAGGATGTTTTTGTTGAGAGACATCGTGGCAAGAGTCTTCTCAGCTTTCTCGATAAAAATAGATCGATTGATCTCAGAGAAACTCTTCAGGACACTGATAGTTTTCTTGGAAAGTTTGATCGGCTCAGACATAATTTACTGGTTGTAGGTTTCTCGTGGTGTAGCGTTTTTATCGTTGAAGTGCATCAACAGCACTGCATAGTGTAGCACCTTCATGATGTCACGTCTAGCTGTGCCTTTCTTATCATATCGTGAAGCATACTTAAGGATGTTACTCCTACAAAATGCTTCACCATCTCCACACGCTTCGATCAAATCGAGTGTCTGGATTCCATCATCACCAGCAGAGTAATGTTGGTGGTAGGTGCTGGTGATGTAGTCACGCAACTCATTAAGGATGCGATCTTCGTCATACTTATATGCCATAATTATCAAGAAGCGAGAAGGTTGTCAACGTCTGCCATGGAAACTTCACCATCAATCTTATCATACAAATCGGAGAATGACTGCTTGGTTTCGTCATCGAAACGATTCAGACAGACACTGATTGCTTTGGCACGGTCACCGAAGATAGCGTATGCCTGAATGATGTGGACCAGGCGACGAGTAGAGATGATCTCATCAACACCACCTTCTTTGAAGGTCTTGCGAATCATGTCTGCCCACAGGACAAGATTAGCAATAAACTTGTCATCACAGGCGTCAAGATCTTTGCAATAGTTGTTGAGCATCTTGGTCTCGATTGCAGGAGTGGGATACTCTTGCTCGAAGGTCAGAGGGAAGCGCTCAAGGAATGCCTCATTGAGCACGTTGGTGCCGATGAAACGACCGTCGTCACTACCCTTACCTTTGGTGTTGGCAGTAGCAACCACAGTGAAACCAGGAGCAGGTTTGACATAGCGTCCGACCTTCTTCAGGAAGACACCTTTACCCTCCAGCACAGACTGAAGACACAGGATCTTGTTAGATGCCAGGTCAATCTCGTCTAGAAGCAGCACAGCTCCTTTCTCCAGAGCATCGACGACTGGTCCGTTATGCCAAACAGTGTTGCCATCAACAAGACGGAAGCCACCAATAAGATCATCCTCGTCGGTTTCAATAGTGATGTTGACGCGAATCAGCTCCCTATTTAGTTGAGCACATGCTTGCTCAACACCAAAGGTCTTACCGTTACCAGACAGACCAGTGATGAAGATGGGGTAGTAGATCTTGCTACCGACAATCTTTTTCAGGTCTCGGAAGTTACCGAACGGGACAAAATTGTTATCTTTCTGCGGGATCAAGTTAATATTTTCCTGAGCGGGAATGATTTGCTTCTCAAGTTGCTCACGCACTTCTTCGACCGTGAGGCACCACTTACCACGACCTGCCTTGTAAGAATCAAGACGCTTGGTGATGGTGGGATAGGACACGTCAAAGTGGTCTGCAGCACGAAGGAGGTGTGCAGTCTGCACGTCAGCACCGAAATTACGGGTCAGGAAGTCAATGATATCGTTGGTGGTCACGTCAGCGGTGCGAGGCATTGAGGTGTTTCTCTCGATTACCTTGTAATCATACCAGGATATCGAGGGGATCGACGGCGGTGGTGGACAGTATCCAATCTGGTCGGCGCTCTGGTTTCCTTAGATAATTGTCAAATACCCAAGGTTTGCTGGAAACGTAGCGACGGTATGCAGTGATAGTGTCAATGAATGCGTCTTGCTTCCACTCGTCTGGCATGGCACGAGCAAAAGGAGTGTGCTTCTCAGGGCACCCGTAGGGTGCTAGGAGTGCTGCAACACGAATAGACTTCTCACAGGAGTGAGTCTTGCCGTATCTATATGTATATTCTTCACACAAACCTATGCCATGTTGCAATAACCAGTGGATGTTATGTCGATCTTTAGCAACCCATTGAGTGCATGGATGATTCCTGAATGCACCTTTCTCGGTAGCATATGGGGTGCCATCTGCCTTGAATACTGCACCCAAATTAAGATACCACTTAGAATATACGATGCTAAGCATCTGACAACACTCTAGTGGCATCTTGACGATATGCTTATCTGGCAACATTGTTGCTGCCAGATATGGATCTTCATGGACGGCAAAGATATTCATGCGATGTGAGAGATGAATGAGGAGAGAATCTTCTTGTTGTTTGCTTTACCCTTGAGAGACTTTCGGAATGCATTACGAATCTGAGCATTGGTTGCATCTTCATCAACCTCAAAGTCTGTATCTTGATTCAGGGTGTCTGCCTGCATCAGATACAACTCAGTATACCCATGGGCAACGACACGAAGAGACTTGTTTTTACGAAACTCAGCAATTTTGTTACTGATCTCATCTTGACTGTAACTCAAGCGATAGCGAATGTGCTGGGCAGCGTCACGACTAGAAGCAAGACGAATACCAATGAAGTTGACCTCGGGATATGCACACTGCAGGTAATCCAGAAGGGCAGGAGTCAGGGCATAGGCAGTGTTTTCCACAGGAGTGCCAACGTATCCAATAGATTTGTCTCGGACAGTAGGGTTGGCACCACCAGCAGTCCGATAGAGAGTGGTGTCAGACACACCATCCTTAGAATACTTGGAGTGTTGGAGTTTACCCACGCAGCAGGACTCACCATCAGTCAGGACGACAGAGTGGACCTTCTGGAGACCATACTTTTCCTTAAACTCACCAAGGATGGTGCGAAGGCAGATGAGACCTTCATTCAGAGGAGTGCCACCCAGTTGGAAGTCATGGGGGATGGGGATGATATAGCGGTAGTAATTCCGTCCGCTCTCATAGTGAGAGGCAATTCGGTAAAGGTTACGGCATTGACGCTCAAACTGATTCTTGTTGCAGTCACCACTCAGAAACTCAGCGAGTTTGAAGTTGGGAGGAATATCAAACTGACCTGATTGAGGATTTTTATGGTGGGGATGCTCCTTCCAGTCAGTCTCATTACGCTCCCAGAAGAAATTACCAAATGCATAGACACTGAAAGGAATGTTGACCTTCTTACAGAAGAGGCAAAGGGTGAGAAGTTGCTTCACAGTGTCAAAGATAACATTGCCCATGGACCCAGACCAGTCAAGAAGAAAGATCAGACCATGATTCTTACCATCAGGGGTGATAGTGACACGCTTGAAGATGTCATCACTGAATTTGTAATTGTGGAGTTTGAGGGTGTCGAGCACACCAGTCTTGGAAGTAGAGGCGCGAGCGTATGCAGCAGCAGACTTCTTGCACTCAAACTCTTTCACAAGATAATTGACTTCAGAAGCAATAGATTTACGGAAGGCAGAGTATGCATTGTCTGCTTCGGTGAAGTTGATCCCGCAGAATGCCTCATGACTTGGATCAGTGTATTGAGGACGACCCCAGAATTCATCTGCAGTCTCCCAAACCTTAGTCCAAGGGACAACAACAGACTCACTATTGATCTTAGGGACATCAAAGTAAGAAGGAGAATTCCAAGAAGTCTTATCCAGATTCTGCTTCAATGCATCATTGAAATTCTCATCAGTGATGCCTGCATCTTGACCACCAAAGTCGAAGTCATCTTGCTCAAAACCTTCGGCAGGAGCATCGGAAGATCCTGCAGGAGCATTTTGATCAGCGTCACCCTCATCCTCACTAGGAATATTCTCCTCAGAGGACTCTTGGTTGGTCACAGACGAGTCAACACCACTACCCCGACCGTCATCAGGAGTCTCTGGGTTGGGAGCGGTATCAACTTCCTGCTGATAGTTAAAGATCTCACGAGCAGCGACAACAGCATCAGCGAAAGTCTCTGCTGATGCAACCATGTCAACGTATTCCTGCTCCTCGGGAGAGAATTCGATAGGATCGGTAGCATTAACGATACCAATCTTGAAGTGTAGGTTGATGCGATCGATCAACTTCAGTTTGTTGATGTTGCGATCAGCGACACCAAAGAAGTCTTGATCATGCAACTCACGATAACCATTGTAAAAGTCCTTACGAAGACCAGGAAACTTACGCTTCATCAGTTTCTCGATGCGAGCGTCTTCTACAATGTTGAGGTATGACTTTGGAATGGTGTTGGCGATGTCATCCCATTCTTCTTTTAGCGTAAATAGAGCGTGACCCACCTCATGACCCAGAAGAAGGTCGTAAACGGTGTTAGAGACGACCCAGAGGGGCAGAGAGAGGACGCGAGCATCGACATCGAAGGATGCCGTATCACACTGTTTGTGCTCCACCGTCAGGTTTTCGGTGGCGAGCAGTCGGGCGAGGTTGCCTTTGATGGTGTGAAGGGTCATCTGTCTCTGTCTCTGTTACCCACATAGTATAAGACCCCCCACCAGGAGGAGGGAGGTCAAGAGTGCCAGTTTGGCAACTGGCGAGCAGTGAGAAACTTTGCTGAGGGCATCGACGCCTCAAACAGTTTCTTTGCTTCTAA